GTGCGTTCTCTGAGTCAATTAGTACTACAAAGATGCCTTGATCTTGTGCGTGTTTTACAACGTTACCTGAACAGAAATAACTCTTACCTGCTCCTGATTCGCCTGCAAACACAGTAACCTTACCTAGCGGAACACCTTTGTGAAAGTCGCCACTGATAAGATAGTTTAGTGCAAATGAGCCTGTACTAATCCAATCTGTTGGATCGTTAAAGCCAGCACTCATGCCTGAGATACTTTTTGTTAAGTCCTTACGGAACTTGCTTACATCAAATGATTTAGCCATGTTTTCTCCTAATTAGCTGAAAAGTAGGGCAACTAAAAAGGGTTGCTATTCAATAAAGCAACCCTTTTAGCTTGCTCGTTATTAACCCTGACGTGCTCGGATCATTGCTAGAATGTCTTGTGCGCCGCCTTCTGCAGGTGCTTCGGCTGCTGGTGCTGCCGCTGGTGTTGCTTCTGCTACTACCGGAGCCGCTACTGGTGCTGGCGTTGGTGCAGGTGCAGGTGCACTTTGACTAGTTGCTGTAGCTTGTGGGCTGGCAGCTTTCATCGGATCACCTGTACGTGCTTGCATACCTGCAGGACGGAAGTAATTACTCCAACGTTCTGCATCATATGCTTCACCATCCACTGATGCTTCAAACATTTCTTGCATTGCTTTTTGAGCTACTTCATCTGGCTTTTTAGGAAGGAAGTCATTTAAGTTAAACAGTCCATGGGTATTAACTGCCGCCATTTCATTATCAGCTAACGGACGCTCTCTACGTGCCCAATTACTTGTGCCATAGTCTGCGTAGCCACCTTTCGATGTTTTGTTTAGACGGAAGTCTACACCAGCAGTATAATCTGTTGGTAATTCTTCCATGTCAGGATCCATAAGTGCTTGCTTAATAATTTGGAAAATCTGTGGTCCAATAATAAACCTACGAATTGGATTCTCGGGTGTATTATCGTCTGCCAATGGATTATCTGTTACAAAGCCTTGGAATACGTATGAACGCTTTTTCCAATACTTACGACCCATATCTTCTAATGACGGATCTTTAAACCAACCACGTACTTCGTTTAGAATGTTACATGTTTCGCCGTACATTTCCATACATGGAATTTGTACTTGTACTGGACGCGAGTCAGTTTCGCCTTTAACACCTGCGAACGGAAGTTTGATCATCAAACGTTCTGCCCAGAAAAAAGTGTTATCTGCATTACCGTCTGGAAGGAAACGTAGAGTACCACTCTCGCCTTCTTTCATATTCCAAAATGGGTAAATTGCGTTGTCGCCGCCGCCTTGTGAACCACCTGATGAACGTGTTTCTTGTTCTTTGAGCTTTGCTCGAATTTCTGCTAATGATGCCATAGTTAATGCCTCCTATATGTTGTGCCTATGTCGTGTTGTGTAGCTACATTGCTACGTTTGTGCCTTTTATGTTTGTAGCACAGTTATTAGTATAACATCTCTACAAACTTTGTCAAGTCTTTTTTTAAAGAAAAAACATAAAAACTTAAAGGGGTTAGCTGATTATCTTAAACCAGCTAACTCTCTCATTCTGTCGTAATCGCCTGTGTCTGGTGCTTCCATTTGCTGTGGTTGTGTACGCATTTGGAATTCGTCAAACTTTGCTGTTATTTGTTCGATGAAAGCCTTAGCAGGATCTATGAACTGCTCTCCGTAGTCTTTTTCGATCATTGTTAATACTGCTGTTTCGCCTTTTGGAAATACGCCGTTGTCTCTATCAAAGTAACTTAGTATGAATTCGCCTAATGGTGTCTTTTGTTCGTCTGGTTCCACTGCTTCGTCTTCTTTTTTATCAAAGTCGTGTGTGTCTATATACTGCATTACAGGATACAAAGTGTTTACAATTTGATTACCGAAACGTGCGTTTTTTCCTGACCCCGGCTCGGTTTCTAACTTCTTTGCTTCGCCACGTAATGTCATCATGTCATCAATTGCTGCTTTGAAGTTTTTATCAATGCCTTGAAATCCATTTGTATTCGATTCGATCCATGTATATACATCCCATGTATTACTAACATATTCGTTTGCTAGATTACCTTCATACTCGCCATCGCCTGTTTCAATCTTTTTGCCTTTGCCACGTAATACGCCTAGCGCATCACTTGCATCTTTGCTAGTTTTAATATATGCTTCTTGTACATCGTCTTCGTTTGTGTCACATTCGCAAGGTGCGCAATTACATTCTTCGCACTCTTTTGCTTCTGCAAACTGTCCCATCATTTCTTCAAAGCCTTGCTCTAGTGCAATCTCTTCTGGTACGCATTTGTTTACACGTTTGCCTTTGTTCTTACCAGTGCCTGCTTGTGTGCCATCTTTTTTGTAACCATCCCAGCAATCATCAGGACCTGCTACTTCATCTAATTCGTCTGGTCCTAGTGACTTTGCTTTGCTTGCTTCACTTACTAGGTTATAAATGTAAGGAAATACATCTGCTAGTTCTTCATTAAATTGTTTGATAGTTAATTCGTCAATCCAATTTTCAGCAACATCACTTGGAACATCTTCTAGAACTGGGGATTCAAATGCTTCAAATGTTTCTTTGTAATATGCTGGCTTTTGTAAGCTCTCGATTGTTTTCTTAACTGTAGCAATACGCTCTTTAACAATGTCCGTATATCCTGATAGGCTTTCTGCCATTACTGCTGAACGGCCCATATAATTTTTGAACTTGCGTAATTTTGCCATCTCTTCTGATAAGCCTACAATATGCTTACCAAAATCGTCATAGGCATTTCCACCTTCGCTAACATGTCTAGCCATTGCTCTTGCACCACTTAGGTGTTTGAATGGATAACGGAATCGTTCACCGTCAGATGATTCAATATAAATCTTTCCTATTTTTTGTGTACGCCCTGTAGCAGATTCTTGATTAACGCTCTCAGTGTGCTTAATCATTATACGTGCTTCACCTATCTTTTGGTAGCTTATACGTGATGTACCATATAACTTTGTTTCATTCATGTTATTGTCCCCAGACTTTTGAGCTAAAAATTTATAATCTCTTTTATTTAAATTTGACTTGTTTATATTTCTTGTATCAAAATTAAGCAAACGTTTACGTGCAAATTGTCTTAGCTCTTTCAAAAAATCGTACCAAGATTTTTTAGTTAATTCGTCTTCATTAGTTACTAACTCGTTACTGTAAATAACTGTAATTTCATTTTCGCTTACACTGATACTAACTTGCCCTAAGGACTTGTTATTTGCTGCAAACGGAAAATCAAAAAATCTAGCACTCATTGGATCGTTTGTAGGCGTAGCATCTTCGTCTCCGATTGTTACGTCCTTGAACCGTCCTTTTATTTTGCTGAACAATTCGTTGCTTATTTTGTTTAAGTCTTTCATAATGTATTTATCAACTCTTTTAATAGTTTGTACTTATGAAGATTGGCATAGGCATATCAGATTCGTCTAAATCTTGTTCTGCTTGATTAAATGTATTATACACTCTCGGATCCCAATCTTTTAGTACTTCAATCATTCTTAATGATAGTAGTGTTGCACTTACTAAATCATCTGTCATTCCCGACTTTGCTTGATAGCTACTACCTGTAGCAACAAAACCTTTTAGTTCGCTAATCAATGGTTTAGACTGAATAGTCATTTTATCGTTTTCAACCATTGTCTTTAATCTACTACATGCTGTAATTTTTGTTCCATGTGTTGTATTAAATCCTTTGCGGAACTTACGCACATGTCCTTTACGTATAGGTTCACTTACAAATAGTCCGGGTATATTTTCTTCGCCAAAATCCTGTATTACAATTAAACATGCTTCACCGATACCATTGTTTTCAACTGACCAATATATCCCTTGTGGATTATTAGTTTCTTGTTGTATGTAATTGCAAATGTCTGCTAGTACTCTTATTTGCCCAGGAATAGCAGTTTGGTTGTGTTGCCATTCTGCTACTTGTTCGTAACTAGGTAATTCAAATACTTGTATAGCAGCAAAGTCGCCGCCAGTACCCATACTAGGATCAAGTGCTATACAGTATGTATATTGATTTGTAGGCTTTTTGTACCAACGTGTCTGGCCCATGTTTATTGTAGGCGTTATACCGTCCATGGCTGCAAGTTTAATACTATTGATTAATGTTTCGTCAAATACTAAGAATTCACACCCGTATTCACGCCTAAACTTTTCTTCGCCGATACGTCCAATTTCTGCGGCTTTCCATTCTTCGTCTCTATCAGGATGTTCGTTCCATTCAGCAACAAAACTATGAAAGCCATTTGACCCTAGTTCAGTTTCATTGCCGTGTGCGTCAAACTTCTCTTCTGCTTGTTTCCAAATAGTAGCAAATGTGTCTTCGTCACTGTTAGGTGTACTAGTAATAATAGCACGACCACCTGTTGCTAGTGTAGGTGATATCGAAGTCCAAAACTCTTCTGCGATGTTAGGTTGCACAAACGCAAACTCGTCACAGTATAGTAACGAGATACTCATACCACGTCCTGTATTACCTGTTGTTGTTTGTGCTACGATGCGTGATCCGTTTTCAAATTCAATTGATTGTTTGTTGTATGACGTAACGCCTGCTCTAATATGATCTGGACAACTTTCATACACAAAGCGTATACGTGACATAATCTCTTGTGCGCCTGTGTATTTGTGTGCAGCAACTAGAATAGTTTGATCCGGTACAAACATTGCATACCATGCTAGATAGATACTAGCACACGTAGTCTTACCTGTTTGTCTAGGCATCATATTAATATTAAAGCGATAGCTGTGATACGAGTGCATTAGACGTAACTGATATTCATACGGATCAAACAACAACTTGCCTTGTACAGGATGTTGTA